CAATTTTGTGACGTACGATGAAAGTGAAGATGAGTAAAATGTGTATTAAAAAAGAATTTACTTACCTTAATAATGGACGAAATATTTGAAGAACCGTATGACGATGAAAAGCAATCTTTTACGCATGAACCACCTCGAGAACGTGAACCTGAATATATATATTATACAAACCCACCACAACAAATAGTTAGTCAACCACCGCCTATTGATGTATTTGGAAATTTAGACAAAACGGCTTATATACTTATCTTTGTAACCTTCATTCTTGGGTTTTTCATGGGTAAAACCATGCAGCCAGTTATAATTAGACAATAAACACGTGTTAATTAATCAATATTATAGGTAACAATATGTTTTTCAATCTCGTATTCTATGCTATCGAAATTCGTAAAATCACCTGTATCGCCTTTTTTATCAACTGGTTGTTCAGCCCTGTTAGATGCAGCTGCATTATCATCTGATAATAACGATGTAAAAACTTTAGAAGCTTTTACAATTAATGTATCTTCTATTTTTTTAGAAGGTTCTTCTTGTTTTATAAAAGGTATATTTTTGAATATCATTACAAGTACCAAGCAAATAGTTATCAAATTGAGTATGATAGATATCGATCCCATTGAGTTTACTCAAGAGTTTTTTCTCGCTGTTTATGACGTTCTTCAATCTCAGATTTAACCCTCTCATCAGCCAACCTTACGAGTTCTTCAATAGGTGCATCAGGCTGCTCTTCTTTCAGTTTCTCAAGTATATCAGCTGGGTGACTAATAGGAGGTTCATCCGGTTTCGTGTAATACTTGGAGTTTTCATCACCTGGCTTCAGGAACCCTAAACCGTCAATTGGTTTTTCAGCCATACCCTTCTTACGTTCATCGAACATCTTGGCAGCCATAGCTTGATTGGTTCTATATGATGTCATAAGCTCTTCCAGCTTTTCTTCGTTGTAATGAACATCGTCAATATGATCGCGATCGGGTGGGATCAGTAGCCACTTGTACATATCAACCACATAAATGTCAAACGTAGCATCTTCCTTTTGTAAACGTTTGGCGTGACTACCAGCTTCATCACGTGTTCCAAAACACCCGCGAATTTTTAGACCAAACTTTTCGTTTTTCTGAGGACAATCTGGTCCAACGATGGAAATGCAAGCGAATATTTGACCGGGTACAGTAGTATAATCTTGCTCAAGGGTAGCCATATAAAGTTAATACTCTATTAACCTTTAATATGCTTTCTCTACGTAAGTTTCACAACGATGTAAAAAGGTCCCTTATACTTGATTGTACACGACCAGGTGACACTGTACTCGATGTCGGTTGTGGTGCAGGAGGAGACGTGCAGAAATGGAAACAGGCCCAGGTAAAGGTGGATATGTGCGACCCGAGTATGTCAAGCTTACAAGAAGCTCAGAGACGTTCGGATACTTTATCATTCCCATGTCGGTTCGAACACGGTGACGTAACAACCTGTTACCATAAAAATAAAGAATGTTACGATGTCATCTGCTACAATTTTTCATTACACTATATATTTGAAACAAGTTCACTCTTTCACAACAGTATAAAATCTATTCGTAACAAATTAAAACCGGGTGGTAAACTTATCGGCATCATACCCGACTCGGATCGAATTATCGTGTACACACCATGGCAGGATACCGACGGGAGTTTTATAACACGGAAATGTAGTACATCAGGATACGGAAATTTTGGTGAAAAGATATACGTTCATCTCGCGAATACACCGTTTTACCATGATGGACCTAAACCAGAACCTATAGGATACAAAGATACACTTGTACAAGGACTTGTCGATATAGGATTTACGCTTGAAAAATGGGAACCTGTTTCTCAATTCTATAGTCAGTTTATTTTTGTATTGGAATAGTAATAGTAGTATGGTGATCAACTTGTTTTTATTTTTGATACTTTTGACGATCGTCTTTATATTTGTATTAACCACAAAGGAACCACCTGAACTTACTGAAGTGAAACGCAGATATGCTATACTTATTGAAAACTGCCCTAATGAATTTAAAATTCTCAGGAAACCTATCATTATAACAGCGTTTCGAAAGCGGTTTGGTGAAATAGGGTACAATGTAAATAAAGGATGTGAAATAGGAATATGTATAGACGGCACTCCTAATCAAATTTTCCACGTGCTCATACACGAACTAGCGCATTCTACAGTCAAAGTGTATTCGCACGACTCTGAATTCTGGCAAAACTTTGAGAAACTGAAACAAGTATGCATTGATCTAGGTATATACGAAATCATCCCAGAGAAAACACCTTTTTGTGGTAAAACCGTACATGATTAATTTTCTGTACTTACATTAAAACATCACCATGGCTGCATTTAATGATATATTACAGACGCTGTTCATATGGGCCGTAATTATGTTGATACCTTTACTTACATTGTTCTTAAAAAATCCAGCATGGGCAAAAGTATTCTGTTTTATATTTCTGTACCCGTTAACGATTATGTATGTTTCAAAAAGACAACATTTTCATTTAAATCCATCCCTTGTATTCATGGCCGCCTTATTATCTATGGGAGTAGCAGCTTTGTTACTTATGAACTCTACTATCAAAGAACGTGTATCGGATCCATCTGATAGTAAAATAACAGGTCCATCGTATTACGGTGGTATTTCCGCTTTATTCTTACTCATTATATTCATTGCAGGTGTTATACCGAATAGTCCTATTCGATTCTACCCTAAACATTCTGTGTCTTCGACCGTCTCAACGACAGTACATAATAACATGTTTAATCATAAAGGGTTTTAGGCATGGCAAACTTTTTTACTATATAGTACGCGATAGCAGCTATAATTCCAGTAATTATAATACCCATTGTAGTTCGTGAACCTGCTTCATCAAATGCACTTGGTACTATATTGGCTAATTTATCCTGAGCAGTGCTAGAAAATGCTATAATAGCAGCGACACCTGAGATAAGAGCATCCATTTGTTCCTCTGTGAGGTTTAAAGGGTATTGAGTAGTCTTCTGTTTTTTAACTTTTTTAGGTTGTGGTGTATCATCCTGTACAAAAGAACTATTCACTTGAGTATGTGACGATGCTGATACATTCATCCTTGGATCCCTGGAAGAAGGTGCTGTGTCGAAAACTTCTGAGCCTGACATAAGTTCTGATAAAGGTGTGGAGTCCATTTCTATCTTATCTATATTTTTTTCTACTCTAATTTTTTCGGGTTCTGGTATGATTGCATTCTGTATAGGTGTCATCATACTTGAATCGTTCGCATCTGATAAATCCATCGTATCCATTTTTTCTATACTCGGTTGAGAATTATCCTATTGTGATCCACCGCGTAATCGCAGTACGAGGTGTATAGTAGACTCCTTCTGTATATTATAATCACCTAACGTCCTGTCATCCTCCAACTGCTTCCCTGCGAAAATAAGACGTTGTTGATCAGGTGGTATACCCTCTTTGTCCTGAATTTTTGCTTTTATGTTTGATACACTGTCACTCGATTCAACTTCCAGGGTGATAGTTTTACCAGTTAAGGTTTTTACGAATATCTGCATCTTTGTATATACTATATTTATTTCTTTATTTATTACAATAAAATCAAATACGAACTCGTCTCAATACGCGGATAGATTGGCTTACAAATACACGTGTTGTAAAATAATACTTTAGTTCTTCTTCGTAACTTTTATTGATGAAGATGGTACTTTATTGGTTGGATCATGTGCCGAATTGTAATTTTTCTTGTGATAGTTCCATATCTGGGGACTACCAATTCTGAAATTGTCACGTGGTTTCGCCTTGTACCAGAACACGCAATCCTGTATTTTGTTACTTTTTGACGTATTGTCGAGTACGAGACACTCGTAGTTTTCCGTACAGGACGTCATCACCTGATTGAACATTTCGAAGGTTGGAAATATCCCGAAAAAGGACTTGTATAGTTTCTCTCTGTTCTGTATAACGTTTTCACGTAAGATGAACACGTAGTCGACATTGGCCCGGAGATCCGGTGATAAGTCCATGCAGTACTGCATCGTCAACATGAAAAACAGTTTCCAGTGTCTCCCGTTCATAAAACATTGACGGATACACACGTCTTTCATGAACCTTCGGTCATACATACAATCGTCCAGTAGGATGAAAGCACTTGAATTGTTTTTGGTCATATTGCTCACAACCTTCTTCTGACGATCAAGAACTCTCTCTATGGCTTCGCGATCGTAATCTCCGTAAATAAACAGGTCCGGTACAAACTTTTTGTAATGATGATTACCTTCTTCGGTGGCTGACATGACAATCCCTACTGGTATATGACGTTTGGCGTACAGTATATCTGTAACTAACGTACTTTTACCCGTGCCACGCTTTCCTATAAAAACACACACCTTATCATCGGGTATTGTTTCTGGCTTAAACTTTTTGAGCTGTATATTCATACTATACTGTTATCGGAAATTAATGGAACAAGAATACATTCAATCGGCTATAAACATCCTGACTCCAGTGATGGAATCAGCTATGATATTGGCTGGACAGTATGCCCAGAGTACAGGACGAGACTATATAACATCCCTTGATATGAAATACGGTATGAGATACGCCGCTCGTAACGTCACAGGAAAAGTCACCGGATCGATTTTGTCTTCTTCTGACGAAGAGGAAGACGAAGACGACGATGAGTGGGAAGAGGTGGACGAAGAACTCGAATAGTTCAGGCGGTACGAAGGTGACGACGAGCTTATGAACAGTATCAATATGGCCTATGACACCTGGGACGATTGGATACCCGACTCACCAATTGAAAAGATATTAAAAAATGCAATAGATCATAATAATCATGAAGTACAAAAACCTCCCAGCGGAACCAGTGGGGTGGGAGCCTGATACAATATGCAATGTTGTTCAGTCCGATTATGAGGAAGATGACGAGGAAGATACGGATAATGAAACAGAGCAACCGGATACTGAAATTGAGGCCAGTGATCAGGACAGTGAAAGATCTTTTCGTTGTGCAACAAAAAAGAAAAATCTAGAAAAAAAATCCAGGAAAAGGGACGTGGTAGGTATAATACTACAAGAAGACTTATTTTTTTTTCCTGAGGTATATTAAAACAAATGGATACTGTAGCTGTTATTAAATCTCTCCAAACTCAGACTACTACCTTTTCTACACTCGGGTTTACTTTTGCCGCTGCATTCGCCTGGATGAACTTTATTCAGTGGACCGTTGCTCATTTTCTTAAAGACGCAAATGGTACAAGCGGAAAATCTTTATTGATTACCGCTTTAGTAACTTCTATACTAGCTGTAACTATTACTCTTTTATTTCAATTTCTTCAGAGTAATACAATTGACCGTATTATTTCGAAGAGTGAACGAGAAAAATACCAATCACGATAAGTATAGTGATCACTATATAAATAAATAGTTTTGTCTGAATAAACATACGTTTAGGTGGATCTAGAAATGGTAGATCTATAGGCGGAGGTAACTCAGGATACAAATCTTCTTTATCCCGAATTTTAAACTTATCAGTGACACCGGTCAGTTTAAATTTCATGAAATGATTTTGTCCTCGGAAATCGTATGGTACCAATTTGTTACAGTTATTATAGTACCATCTAAAACGTAACTTTGTCGCTACTTTCACAGGACCTCTATGAAAATAAAATTCGACAGCGTCGTTCGCTCCTTTGAGTTCAATGAACGACTTGGTATCAGAAAAGGCTATAATACGACCCATATAGAAAGGTTCCAGGACCGGTGGGTAATCGATATTGTACGTATTCGAACCAAAACTAAACGTGGCTCCATCTACATAAAGAGCTTTTTCCAGGTCGTCATCATTACAGGCGACACGTATGATGAGATTGGATGGTCCAGTGAGATCGATTGCACCTGATGTTATAGT